AAAGCCAATGCAGCTTACCACACTGTAGGTACACCTTTGCTTGGCACACAGGCCATCAAGCATAACGAAATCGTAATCAACATCGATGACGTTCTTATTGCAGATACATTTATCGCTAACATCGATGAGGCCAAAAATCACTATGATGTCCGTGCAGAATATAGCCGCCTATTGGGTATGGCTCTTGCAAAAGAATTCGATACACGCACCCAGCGTGTTGGCCTACTTGCCGCACGTTCAGCCGCTACCATCACTGGTGGCAACGGTGGTTCTGCTTTAACTGACGCAGATGCTAAAACCAACGGTGCATCCCTTGCTGCTTCTATCTTTGAGGCTGCAAAGGTAATGGACGAAAAAGACGTTCCTGAAAATGAGCGTGTATGTCTCGTCAAGCCAGCACAGTATTACAACCTTGTTCAAACCACTGACGTAATTAATCGTGATTGGGGTGGAGCGGGTGTATACGCTGACGGTGAAGTATTGCGCGTAGCTGGAGTACAGATTGTTAAAACTAACAACCTGCCATCCACAAACGTGTCAGCCGTAACCGGCGAGAACAACACCTACAGCGGTAACTTCTCTACAACCGCTGCGTTGGTTTTACAGAAACAAGCTATCGGTACAGTTAAACTGATGGACTTGGCTGTCGAACAGACAACCGGTGATTATAACATCATGTACCAAGGTACACTCATGGCAGCTAAATATGCTATGGGACACGGCGTATTACGCCCAGAATGTGCAGTCGAAATTAAGACTGGATAACTTTCTTTAGGTCAGTCCTTCATTGGGCTGGCCTTTTTTTTCATTTTGCGAGGACACAATGACAAAACCTACGTCCATGACCGAAATACAAGCGGTCAACGTCCTACTGACAACTATCGGTGAACAGCCTGTGAACACCCTCACAGGTAACCAAGTGACTGATGTGACAATCGCTCAAGATGTCCTCAATGAGGTCAACCGCGAGGTTCAGGCTCAAGGCTGGCATTTCAATACAGAACAGCAAGTGTCTTTAGTTAGAGATGGAAGCAATCATGTAAACATCCCAGCGGATACAGCGCGTATCGATGTAAGGGAATATGATGTTGTTGTCAGAAGCGGCAAGCTATTTAACCTGAGTGATAGGACTTACGAATTTAGTTCCACCTTAAAGGCTGACATAGTTTATTATCAGGATTTTAACGACCTTCCTGACGCAGCTAAGAAGTACATCACAACCCGTGCTGCCCGTATATATGCAGACCGGATGATTAACTCTGAGACTATTAACAAGATGACAACCCGTGACGAACAGAAGGCTCTTATCGATTTAAAAGAGTTTGAAGGCGATACCGGCGATTACAACATGATGGATAATTATTCTGTAGCCCGTGTCATGAACCGTGGAAATCATCGAAGGGTAATCTAATGAGTATGATTAGTTCTGCTATACCAAATTTGGTTCAAGGCATATCAAAGCAATCTCCATCGTTGCGGCTGTCAAGTCAGGCAGAACTTCAGGAGAACGCCTTTTCATCGCTGGTGGAAGGTCTGCAGAAAAGACCGCCGCTTGAACACGTTACTATTTTAAGTAACAGCACTACCAGTGGGTCATTTACTCACCTAATAAACCGCGATACGACTGAGCGATACTTTACGTTTCTTAATGACATAACCGATGATGATGGCATTGTTTCTCAATTTACAAATGCCGGAGAAACGAACTTTACACTTAATGGTGCATTTGTTTCTAGCGGCATTGCATCTTTTAGCGCCACGAGACAAGTAACATTTTATAATGACAATGCCAGCGCACTCGGCAATCCAATCCCTTCTGTGTTGAATCTAGTGTTAACTATTACTGGTACAGACGCCTCTAATTCGTCTCAAACAGAAACAATTAATATTAATGATAATAAACACACATACACAGGAGTTAAATATTTTAAAACAGTAACAGCCGTTTCAATTAATAATGCTCCAACTAACTTTATTCTAAAGGTTGGTGTGACCGCATCCAATCAGATTTCTATATATGATTTACAAGGGAACGCTAAGACCGTCACTTATCCTGATGGCACTTCTTATTTATCAAGTTCCTCTCCCACTGCAGACTTTCGCGCAGTCACAGTGGCTGATTATACCTTCATTGTTAACTCTTCAAAGACAGTAGCAATGAACACCGCGACTACTCCTACATACCCGTTCACTGGTTTAATCTCTGTTAAGCAAGGTGACTACAACCAGCGTTACACAGTGTATCTCAACGATACTCAAGTTGCTGATATTACGACCAGTGCAACAGACCAAACGGAAACAAGAACAACTAGCATAGCTACTAGATTAGCGACTGCTATTAACACCGTTGCAACTTACACTGCGACAGCTGATGGTTCTACAGTTATCATAACCAAGACCGGTAATGCTCAGTTCGATCTGGCTACATACGACAGCCTTGGAGATACCGGACTGTCACCTACAGTTGGCACTGTGCAAGTCTTTGATGACTTACCTGAGTATGCACCTCATGGTTACATAGCGCATATTCAAGGCGACCAGACGAACGATTTTGATGATTATTACGTTAAGTTTGTATCGGATAATGATGGTGGCTCTAAGCTATCTAAAGGTACTTGGATTGAATATACCAAGCCTAACATCACCTACGAACTTGATGCGTCAACTATGCCTCACCTCTTGATACGTCAGCCTAATGGCTCGTTCACGTTTGAGAAAGCGGAGTGGGGAGATAGAGCGGTGGGTGATGAAGTATCAATTCCTACGCCATCATTTGTTGGTAAGAAGATATCAGACGTATTCTTCTTTCAAAACAGGCTAGGATTTCTATCCAGTGAAAACGTCATCATGTCGCGTACATCAAACTACTTTGATTTCTTTGCGACAACCGCGAGAACACTTTTAGATAATGACCCGATAGATGTGGCTGCAAGTCACACTAAAGTTTCACTATTAAAACACGCTATACCTTTTGACAGGAAACTTCTTCTGTTCTCTGACCAGACGCAGTTTATCATGAAGGGTGGAGACTTTATTACACCCAAGAATACTTCAATAGCACAGACCACTGAGTACGAAGCAAGTACACTAGCCCAACCAGCCACTGCAGGTTCGATGGTTTACTTCCCAGCAACTCGCGGTGGCTTTACAGCTATTCGAGAATATTACGTTATCGATGATACTGATAGGTCTGATGCTCAAGACATTACAGCACACGCTGCCAAGTTTGTTCCTGAAGGTGTCTATGAGTTAACAACAAGTACAGCTGAGAATTGTTTGGTCTGCCTGACTACTCAAGAAACAAACGCAATGTACATCTATAAGTATCACTTCGCTGGGCGTGAGAAGATGCAATCAGCTTGGTTCAAGTATACCTTCAATGGTCTTGTAATACTAAGCGCAGAATTCATTGAAAGCACGTTGTATGTTGTCGGAAATAAAGGCGGTAAGACTGTCTTGTGTAAGATGAACTTTGATGCTGGACGTTTCGATACAAACCAAGACTACGTCACAAGGTTAGACTATAGGTTTGCTGAAACCAACTGCACAAGAAGTTATAACGCTAGTAGTAACCAGACAACCATTACTCTACCATACGCGATATCTTCCCCGTTCATTGTTACCCGTGGAACAAGCCAAGGTACGGTCATACCAATAGTTTCATCTTCTACAAACACAGTAATTGTAGCCGGTGATAAATCATCTACTCAGTTCTATGTAGGTGAGAAGTACACCATGACCTATGAGTTCTCTGAGCCAACCTTAAAAGAACCTACACCCCAAGGTGGTCGTGTGGCTGTAACTGGTGGTCGGCTTCAGATACGACACTGGCTACTCCGGTATCAGGATACTGGTGATTTTGAGTGTAACGTAAAGAACCGCTTCAATGCTTCAAGCACAGGCACAAACTTTCCCTACACTGGCATCTTGGTCGGTGGTGGGCAGAACCAACTTGGAAGCACAAAGCTAACATCAGGTGACTTTAGGTTTCCGGTAATGATGAAAGCAGAGAGAGTGCAGGTCACAATCAAATGTGACAGCCACCTACCATCTCAATTCCTATCAGCGGAGTGGGAAGGTTCGATGCACCTCAGATCAAGAAGAGTGAATGGATAAACTTTTAACACCAACCACCTTCGATGACATTGACTACATAGCCCCCAGATTACGAAAAGCTGACATTAAAGAATGTAGAGCGGCACTTGGACAAGAGCCTCTAACCGTTCTTTATACCAGCCTGACGCAAGGGGATATCACATTGACCATGCGCTCACCTGACGGTGGGCGTGTAGGTCTTTGCGGTGTAGCACCGTCACCGTGGGATGACGCAGGGGCTGTCTGGATGACCGCAACAGATGACATCTATCAGCACCAGATGGCCTTTCTGCGTCGAAGTAAAGATGCCCTAGAGTACCTAGCACAGGACTATAGGCTTCTGTTTAACTATGTAGATGCCCGTAACTCAGCACACATTAAGTGGCTTAAATGGATGGGCTTCACGTTCATCAATAAGCACATGAAATATGGGGTAGAGCAACGCCCCTTCTACGAATTTGTAAGGATTAAATAAATGTGTCCACCACTATTAGCAGCGGCAGGTGCTTTAGCGCCAGCTGCAGGTGCTGCAGGTGCAGCTGCAGGGTCTTCACTTGCAATACAAGGACTGTCAGCTGGTATGTCAGCTTTTGGCGCATTTGCTCAAGCAGCTGAAAAAAACAAAGCGTATGCAGCTAATGCCCAGAGCGCCAAAGATGCGTACTTTTTAAAAAGTAAACAAGCAAACCTACGGGTAATCCAAGAACAAAACCAAGCATCAATGCAGAAACAGGACGCTGACCTAAAGGCACTTAAAGCCCAAGGTACAGCTATCGCAGCTGCAGGTGGGAGTGGGGTTCAAGGTGTCAACGTAGACCAACTACTGAATGACTTTGAGCGTTCTGAGGGTGTCCTGACAGGGCGTATCACAGAGCGACTAGAAGGTATGCAAGCCCAGAATGAGATGGAGAAACTCGCGTTCCAGACTGAGGCTGACAACAGGATTAACTCAATGCAACCTGCCAACTTTGCTTCGACATTGTTCAAGGCAGCTGAATCTTTAGCTGGGTTTGGAACTGATTACTATGACACTAAAGCGCGGTTCGCCGCTCTGGAGGCTTAAGATGGCAAGACCAGTAGTAGCTAATCCGTTTGATAATCAGATACCAACGGTAGCCCCAACAGCTAGAACGGTAGATATCTATAAGCGAGGCGTAGAGAAAGAAAGTCCATTCGCAGTCTTAGCGCAGACCCTTCAACGTCTTGAGGCTAAAGCTGTCCCTGCATTGCAGCGTGAAGAGCAACGCCGCGCAGCGAAAGAGATTGCTGAAGGACAGGAACTTTATAACGAGACTAGGACATCTATTGGTCAGGCTGTAAAAGATGGTGTCATTGCAGAGGGGGAAAGCCCTTACCTGCGTAAAGGATACCGTATAGCCAACCTGAATGTTCTGTCGGCACGATACGCTAACGAACTTCAACAGGCTTTAATTTCAAATAAACTTTATAAGAATGGCGACCCTGCAGCGATTGATAAGTTTGCATCTGATTTCTACGATAGCTTTAAAGAGCGCGGAGAATTCGAAGGGTTTGCAGCTGAAGAGGTTGCTGAGTATTTCAGTACGTCAGCTGCTAGTGCGACTGAGCAATTCAGAGCATCTTGGAAGTCTCAGCACGTTGCTTGGCAAGAAGCACAGAACTACAAGGCTCTAGGAGAAGAGGTCAGCACTTTTACAGCAACTTCGTTTGACGGTCTTACGGGTGATGAAGAAGACCAAAAGGTAGTTGTAGATGCTTTAAGCACTTGGATTACTGAAAAACTTGCTGTTGCAGATAGAGATGGGATGGACAGAGAAAAGGTCAACGCAACAATCGTTGATAGTATTCTTATCACTGCCCAAGAAGAACTTGATGAAGATATTTTAGATATCCTTGATGATGTCAGGGTCGGTGCAAATTCAGAGCATCTTATAGGTAACAGTGTAGAAGTCCGTAAGAAAGTCTTATCGGCTCGTAATTACATTCTTGGTAAACAAGCACAAAATGCGGCTGCAAAACACGCTGAGGAAAAGGCTGCCCGAATAGAACTTAGAGATACAACAATGGTATCCGCACTTCGTGCGGCCTCTGCAATGAGGGATGCACAAAGGACTGACGCTACTTATGATGACGATGCTGCCCGTGAAGACTTTAATAAAGCTGTAAAGATTTTAGAAGAAAACGGACACGCAACACAGGCGATGACTGTGACTAACTTCTTTGACGCAATGGAAAAAGCTGGTGATGAACAATACTACACCGATGATGTTATGTTCCTTGAGATACAAAAAGATGTGCTAATGCAAGCAAGCACTCTAGAGGATGCGTATATCATCCTTACCAGAGGGCTGCGTGACCAACATATTCAGGCTTCAGATGTTACTACGATTGTTAATATGTGGGAGCGCAGACACCGCGACGATGGGAAACCAAAGAAACTAGCGTTCCTTGATAATAACACCGGCGTACCTAAAGTGTTCAATAACTGGTTAGATACGTTTGCTCAAAAAGATGGGAACGGTTCTTACGTAGAAAACGTGGCAAGTCTTGTTCAGCAAGCAACAATAATGTTTGAGGATGAGTTCTTACAAGCAGAAGAAGCGTTTATAAAAGAGAACGGTAGAGAGCCAACTAATAAAGAATATCGGGAACTCGCTAAAGCCCTGACCGGTGACCTCAGTGATATATTCGTACCGCCAGCGGAAGCTGGACAATCACCTGAAGATTATATGGCTGAAACTCAACAACTCAATGAAGCGCGGCGTGAAGAAGAAGCGAGACTTCTGGCAGAGCAACAAGAAGCTGCGGCTGAAGAAGCTAGACTAGCTGCCTTATCCCCAGAAGAACGCTCTGCAGAGTTAATCAGAAAGCAAACAGAAGCTGATTTAGCAGCCGCTAGAAGAAAAGCTGAAGAAGAAGGTGATGGATTTTTCGCGCCGTTGATTAATTTATTTACCGGTAGCGCCTCTCCTAAAACCGATGACATACCCGACATGCAACTTAAGGACTAGAGCTAATGGAAGAATTTGAAGTCGTCCAAGATATAGGACGCGCTAAAGAATGGCTAATAGCCAATCCAGACAGGTCTAGGGACTTTGATGCTAAATTTGGATTGGGTTCTGCTTATGCAGTTATTCAAGATAAATATGAAGGCTACACACCGCCCCCTGTTCAAGGACAAACTGACGGTGCAGTGGTCGATATGGCTAAAGGCTTAGGCGCTGGTATTAAAAATGCTGGCGTAGAGTTCGTACAGTTTCTAAATGATATCGGATTAGCAACTGAGACAGACTTTGACCTGACACAAGATATGATTGCAAACCCTGAGAACTATGGGTTTACAAAAGAAATGGCTGATAAATATGCAGCCGACAACGCTGAAGAAATTCAAAGAAACATTGATAAGCAGCAAGTAATTAAGCAACGCAGGGAAGACTTCAGCAACCAGCTGGACGCTGCAGCCGATTGGGGCAGTGAGCGCGATACAATGGCTGGTAACATAACTCAGGGTATCACTCAGTTTGTTGCCGGTATGGTAGGTGTGGGTAAGGTTACAAAACTTGGTACTTTTTCCACTATTAAAGGCGGTCTAATAGGTGGCGCAGTTGTTGACGCAACTATGTTTGACCCAGACGATGCTAACTTAGTGCGTATGCTTGATGAACAATTCGGTATCAGCAATGAAGTTGTTACCGATATACTGGCTAACGATGATGAAAGCCAATGGATGAACCGGCTGCAAAACGCTGCAACTGGTGGCCTGATTGGTGGTGCTTTAGATGGTATCATCATAGGTCTTCGATTTACTAAATTAAAGATACAAGGCCGAAAAGAACTTAAAGAAACCGGTGAGGTATCTGCAGAAACTTTAGAGGCAACAAGTAAACTAGAAGCCCAAATCAAGGAACTTCAGGAATACGAGTTTAACAAGATTGACCTGCCTGTCAGAGGTGAGGTCAGTGATGTTCCTATAAATCAAACTGTGCCTACAACACCTGCGAGAGTTACCGGTGAAGGTAAACCAGAGATACCAACAGATATCCCAAGAACATCAGTAGCAACCTCTACAGATGAACTGGCGCAGCCCAGCGCAGCTGATAACCCATTCTCTAGTATTAAACCACTAGATGACCTGCCGGTTAGAGGTGAGGTAAGCGAACTGCCAACCCCACCTAAAGTTGACACTGCTGCACCAGAAGTACCTGCAGCCCCTGTCAAAGCAGAAGCTGTTACTGTTGCGCCTAAGATGCCTCAACCTAAGAAGCCCCCTTCAAGTGTGGTGAGTAGGAAAGCATTGAAAGACGCAGCTATCAGGGCGCGTTCTCTAAGTGATGACGGTGTCATCCAGTTGGGTCAAGTTGACGAAATGGGTAACAGTATCGGTCTGTTTAACTACAGCCGTATGGATGCCCCGTTGGATGCCATTAAGGTAATGGATCAAATTCATGATGAGTTAGGTAAAGCCGGTATTCTGAAGGGTATGGGGTTAAACAAAACTCAGACCCATGATGAAGTTTCTCGTCTTGCTTTAAAAGAATTGGGAGACATGGTCGATGGTGACCCTGACTTAGTTCGTCAGCGGTTTGCTCAGTTAGAGGCTGCAGGTAGAGATACTGCACCTCGTATCGTAGCTGGTAAGATGGCTCTTCAGTCAACTGCCAGAGAGATAGCAAGACTTACAGATGAACTAGATGTACTTGCTAAAAGTGGCAATACAGAAACCATGCTTGAGCGTAAGTTCGTGGATATGCTTGAACTTCATGCTGACCTACAAGCAAGCGTAAAGGGG